GTCGCCGAACGGGTAGGCGGGGAACGGCCCGTACATCCGGTCGCCGGTGGTCAGCTCGACGGCCGGGGCGAGCGCGTAGCCGGTGATCGACGTGCCGAGCGGCCCGGCGCCGGCGGGCGGGGTCACAGTCACGGTGATCGGCCCGGCGGTGGTGTTCCGGACCCGCAGGAAGCTGTTGGGTCCGGCGGGGAAGGTGTCGGACGCGGTGGCCTGCTGGCAGCCCGCGGCGGCCAGGTTCGCGCCTGCCCCCCTGGTGGCGACCACAATCGGCAGCGCTGTCATAGGTTCCTCCTGGTTAGGTGCGGAGCATGAAGTCGGCGGAGACCTGGAAGCAGTGCTGCTCCCCGCCGGAGCCGGGCATCGCGATGTAGGCGGGGTTCGACAGGTTGTCCGAGACCAGCACCCAGACGCCGGTCGCGCCGCACGGCTCGGGCCGGCCGTTCAGGTCGTTCCACGCCTCGGCCAGCGCGACGGCGGCGGCTTCGGCGGCCTCGATGGTGCCGGCGTAGACCATCGCGGAGATGCGGGAGACGGACGGGTTGGAGTCCTCCGCGACCACGTCGCCGCGGGCGCCGGGCATCGAGTACAGCAGCGCGTAGGCGCCGTCGGCCGGGGAGCGTGGCTGCCGGCCCTGCAGGTACGCGCCGCGGGTGAGCGGCTTGCCGGGTCCGGTCAGGGAATGCCGGGCGTTGACCCATGCGCGGATCGCGGTCTCGGCGGCGGCAGCCATCGGCCCGCCCTCCCTTCCGGCTCGGTCAGCCCAGGTGGTCGGTGAGGACCCCGCCGGTCAGGTATCCGTGGTAGTAGCCGGCCTTGGCCGGGTCACCGATGGCGATCGACGGGGTGACGGTGACCGGCCCGGTGCGGGGGTCGCCGGTGCGGGTCCACCGGCCGCCGCCGGTCGCTGGCGCGTCGACCGGCCAGTCGTTCGACCCGGGCGTGCCGCCGGGGCGCGGGCAGCGGACCATCAGCCCGATCCCGTCCGGGCCCCGCCAGGCGGCGGGAAGCCACCAGGCGTCCCACATCGCGCCGGGTCCGGCCTGGGCGATGCCCGGCGGCGGGGGCCACCCGGTGTGGAGCACGTACCGGGTGCCGTCTGCGGTCGCGTAGACGGCTTCCTCCCACTCCTGCCACATGTCATCCGGGGTGAACTGGTAGCCGCACCCGCCGTCGCACTGGGCGGGCCAGCGGGGGTCGGCGTGGTCGCACGGCTCGGCGGCCGCGCGGTCCCGGTCACGGTGGCCGCAGCCGACGTGCTCCTCCCACCGCTCCGGCGCGAGCTGCCCGCGCCAGGCCATCGCGGCGTGCCAGCCGTAGTCGCACTCCCACCGCATCGCGCCCGCCGCGCGGTCCCAGTCGCGGCGGTACCGCCGCAGCCCCAGCGCGACCAGCCCCGTCTCGGCGAGCCAGTACGCGGGCCAGGTCATCGCCCGGGGTCCCGGCCGGGCATCAGGTGATCAGGAGCGTGACGCCGTTGAGCTCCGCGGCGGCCGGCGCGATGAACGGGTGCGGGCGGGTCCCCGGATGGTGGACGTGCCGCCCGAAGTAGGTGTTCGTCGCGGCGGAGTACAGCGGCCACGGGCCCGTGGAGTCGATGTCGTGCGGCGGGGTGCCGTCCTCGATCATCGGGCCGAGGAGCTCCCCCGAGGCGGTGACGTCGGTCGGGCCGATCAGGTAGGACCCGTCGGGCTGCCGGAATTTCCGGATGGACGAGCGGAGCGTGCCGGAGCGGCGGGCTACCTGCCGGGGATGGCCGGGGACCGGGCCGCGCGGCGGGCCGGTGTAGACCGGGCAGTGGTATTTCATCGACAGGACCAGCCCGTCGGCGAGCCTGCTCATGGCGTGGGCGACGGAGCCGCCGTCGACCTCGCAGAACAGCTTGGCGGCGGCGTCGTCCCACACCACGTGGACTTCGGTGTCGGTCACCGGCTCATCTCTCCATCTGGTTTCCACATGGCGTCCACAGGGTGTGGATACCGTCGTGCTGGGGTAGCAGGCCTGCCCTCGGGGGCGGTCCGGCCGGCGGGGGACGCGATGGGGCGTGCGAGGGGCCGGGCCGTCCCCGGGGTCAGGGGCGGACGGCGACGCCGGCGAAGACCGCCATGTCCCCGATGCCGAACTGGCCGGGCGCCGGCGCGATCGGGGGCTGCGGGAGGAACCGGCCGTGCAGGGGGCTGTTGTCGTGCAGCAGCCCGTCCTGATCGGAGCGCAGGACGCCGAGGATCACGTCGGCGACGATCCGCCCGCCGACCGTGCCGAGCCGGAGCCCGCCCTGCGCTTCGGATTCGGCCAGGATGTAGAACCACAGCGGCGTCCCGCTGGTGAAGCCGGGCACGGCGGCGGACTGCGCGGTGCCGGCCATCAGCGCGGCCGGGCCGATCGGGGTGACGCCCATCGCCGTGGCGACGTCCTGGCCGGAGGGCAGCCCGTAGAAAAACGACCGGACCAGGTTGCGGAACGCCAGCACGTTGCTCCCGGAGGCCTCGGCGCCGGACGGCCCGCCGATCGGCAGGTCGAACAGCCCGCTCGAGATCAGGGTGTCGGTGAACCGCGGGAAGTTGAACGTCGCGACGTTCTCCGGCCGCTGGAGGCCCTTGATGAAGTTGCCCCAGTCGATCTGCCTGCCGGCGGGGAGCGGCCGGCCGCCGTGCAGGTCCGCGGGCGTGCCGTTGAAGACCTGGAGCTTCCCGGTGGTCGTGGTGACCTGGTACGCCTTCCTGACCAGCGAGTGCCCGAATCTGTACGCGGCGACCGACCACTCCAGCGGGGTGAACGGGTGGTTCGGGTTCTCCGGCTTGTAGAACCGCGGCAGGGAGCCATTGAGCATCCCGTCGACCACGTCCTGCCCGACGATCTCGGGGAGGAACTCGTGGATCACGATCCACTGGTAGTGGCGGATCACCGCCGCGCGGGTGCCCGCGAAGTCGGTGCCGAGCGCATCCGCGACGGCATTGTGAAACTTCAAGATCATCGTGTGGACCTGCGCGATGATCTCGTTCTCGTCGTTGCGGTGTTCCACCAAAATCGCGGTGCCGTCGGGGTTGCGGGGCAGGTCGCGGACGCCGTTGGCGTTCGGCTCCTGGACCAGGAACCGGATCCCGTCGGGCTGGTAGAGCTGCGGCGAGAGGCCGGGCCCGCCGCCGTACACGCTGGACAGGTCGAAGCGGAACGACTCGTTGTTGGAGACCAGCACCCCGCCCGGGTCGAGGAGCTGGCCCCTGTTGTCCTGGGTGAAGAACTGGGTGGGCTGCGGCTGCAGGTCCAGGATGTTGTCGTGGTCGACGAACTGGCCGAGGTAGGTCAGCACGCTGCCGAGCGCGCCCACATTGTCGCGGTTGCCCGGCGCGGGGGTGGTGACGTTCGGGTCGAGCTGGCTCGCGGCGAGCGCCGCGAGGTTCGCGACCGTGACGGCGGGGTCGGCGTCCGGGCGGAACGGCGGCAGGCCGGGGAACATGAACCCGAGCGGGCTCAGGCCCGACGGGTCGGCGGTCACCGGCACCGGGTCGCCGGGGGCCTTGCGGGCCAGGGTCGCGGCGCCGGCGGGCTGGGCGAGGGCGCGGCCTCCGCCTTGCAGCAGGACGACGCCGGCGGCGGCGGCTCCGGCTCCGGCGAGGAACCGGCGGCGGGACGGCTGGTCAGTCATGAGGTGTGGTCCTTCCTGGTGGCGGTCAGGAGCGCGGGCATGCGGTTCTACTTGTGGCGCATTGCGGGGCGTATCTCTCTACTTCTGGCTCAGATGGGACCCCCGGTCGATCCCGCCGTAGAAGATCGCGAGCGGCTGGCGGAGGTAGGGTGTGCGGTGGCGGCGGAAGCTGCCGGGCCTGGTCCCGGGAAGCACGCCGCACGCCGGGAGTACCGGCCGCCCAGTCCACAGCTGGCCGCCGGGCTCCCGGCCTCATTTCCGGTCGCAGAACAAGAACCCCGCCCGGGTCGGGGCAGGTCAGTTGGGTCTACCCGTCCGACTCAGGCCCCGGCGCGTCGATGCCGGCCTTCCGCTCGATCGCGTCCAGCCTGCGGTCCACCGACCTGATCCACCGCAGGATCCTCGACACCGTGTACAGGGTGAGCCCCGCGATGACCGCGATGACGCCGTTCGACACCTCAAGCGCGATCGGGCTCACTCAGATGGGTCCCCGGTCGATGCCGCCGTAGAAGATCGCGAGCGGCTGGGTGTAGTCCCCGGGGTCCATGTCGGCGTAGACGGGCGGGTCCGGAGCCGACCAGTACGGCACCGACTCCGGGGCGCCCTCCCCCAGGATCTGCAGGCGGCGCAGCAGGGTAGCCAGCTCGTACTTGGCGCGGGCGTCGAGCTGGTCATACACGTGGACGTCGGCGTCGCGGTTCGGGTAGCTGATCTCGATGTCCGCCGCCGCGCGCCATTCGACCGCCGCGCGGGCCTGGTCGCCCAGCGCGGCGTCGTTCGGGTCGAGCGTCCCGGTCTGGGACAGCACCGACCCGACAGCCGCGTCGATCACGGCCTGCGCCTGCCCGTCGGTCGGGGTGGTGTTCGCGGTGAACGTCCCCAGCATCGTGTCCGACCCGGGGTTCTTGACGTCCCGGGTCCGGGTGGGGATGTGCCGGGCGACGTCGTCCAGGCCCGGCGCCCACGGCTGGACAGCCACCCGCGCCTCCTAGTAGTTCGCGACGACGGGCAGCGACCCGGGCGCCGACATGACCGGCTTGGCCAGCGTCGTGCCGGTCGACGCGGACTCGTTCGCGGCCTGCTGGTTCGCGGCGGCGGTCGCCGCGGTGGTGAAGTCGCCGACCGCCGTGCAGTTGGTCACCGCGCGGAGCAGCCCGCAGCCCCGCAGCGTCTGCCGGTTCGCCAGGTCAGCGGCGGTCGACGCGACAGGCAGGATGTCGCCGTAGTTGTACTGGGCGGACACGCCGCCGGTCACGACGGTGCATCCTCCCTTGGCGCTGCACTGGTCAGCGATCGAGACAGCCATCCCGTGCCCTCTTCTCTAGTAGTTGGCGATGACGTCGCCGGCGACCCCTTCGGTCTCCGGCAGCGGGTCGCCCTCGACGGCGGCGGTGACCGCCCCGGCGGCCTGCTCCACCGCGGCGAAGTCCGCGGCGGTGGTCGCGACGGTGACCAGCCGGACCAGACCGGCGGAGCGCAGCGCGGCGCGGGCCGCCACGTCGGCGGGCAGGGTGGCGGGCGGGAGCAGCGTCCCGTCCGGGTAGGTGACGGGGACCCCGCCGGTGGTGATGGTCAGGCCGGTGGCGAAGTTGACCTGCTCGCCGGTGCTGATGGCCACCGGGTCACCCCTTCGAGGCGGGGGCCTTCGCCGGCTCCTTGGCCGCCGGCTCCTTCGCCGGCTCCTTGGCGGGGGTCTTGGCCGGGGCCTTGACCGGCTCCGGGCCGATCACCACGGGGGTCTGCCCCGGCGATTCCAGGGTCGGCGCGCCCGCCGTCACGCCGCCGGTGACCTGGTCGCCCATCGGGGCGGCCGGGTCCACGTCACGGGCTACCGCCCGGTCGGCGTTCGCCTGCGCGTGGACGCCGGCGGCGGCGGCGAGCTCGGCCTCGGTGTAGACGACCTCGACGGCGCGGATCGCGCCGACCAGCCGCAGCGTCTGCCGGTTCGCGGACTCCGCCTGCGTGGCGACCTCGGGCAGCAGCACCCCGCGGCTGAACGGCTCCAGCGCCTCGCCGACGAGGACGTTGCAGTTGGCCCAGACGACCTGATCCTGAGTTGGCATGGTTTCCTTTTCCCCTTCCCGGGGGTCGGTGTGCGGTGCGCGGGACGCCCCGCCCAGGTCAGAAGATGGTTCCGACGCTCGCGCCGACCGCGGCGATCGAGTTCGGCTCCTGGATGATCGGTACTATCGGGCGCCGCCCCCGGACCAGCCACTGGTCGTTCGCGGCGGGGTCGCGGCGGGTCCAGCTCTCCACGCCGTTCGCGGGATCACCGGAGTACTCCGGGCTCTCGAGCCGCTCGTAGGCCAGCCCGCCGAGCAGGGTGGAGTCCAGCACGAACACGGGGAAGTTGGTCAGGACCGGGATGTTGTTCGTGGACAGGATCCGCATCCCGGCGACCTCCTGCACCTGCCCGGTCGCGGTGGTCACCACGGTCGCGCCGGCCTCGCGGGCCAGGCCGGAGATGATCTTCGCGTCGGCGACGAGGCGGGCGTACCCGATGTCGGTCGTCACGATCGAATCCGGGTCATACCCCTGGTCGTAGGACAGGACCTTCGCCTTGGCCAGCATGAGGTCCAGCAGGATGTCCTTGGTCGCGCCGGAGGTCCACCCGTTGGTGCCGGACGCCGCGCCGACGGAGATCATCTGGTTCCCGGCGGGTACCGCCGCGCCGATCGCGGTCATCGCGGTCGAGTCGATGGTGCGGACCAGGTAGTTCACGATCTTGAGCAGCGCCACGTCGACGGCGCGGCGGCCGTACCGGTGGACGTGCTCGTCGGTGATCGGTACGTCCTGACCCCATTTGGTGATCCCGGCGAGGGCGGCGGGGCCGGGAGCCGCAGGTGAACGGGGGTATTCCGCTCCTGCGTTCACACTCTCAGGCGCCTTGGCGGTGTAGATCGTCTCAGTTTGCTCATAGAGCAAAGCTCCACCACTGGTCTCGTACCGTCCCTGGAGTATCGAGTCCGCGATGAAGCGGGCCTCGGCGATCGTCCGCAGGCGGCGCTGCACCAGCGCGGGGCTGTTGAGGAACCTGCTGATCGTCAGGATGTCGCCACTGAGGGTCGGCGGCGCCGGAGGATAAATGTGCGGCATTGACCGTTCCTTTCATTCGGTGCGTGCCGACCCCCGGCGCGGTGGGGGCTGCTACTGAGTAGCGGGCTACGAACTAGCCCGCTATCGGGCTAGGGTCGAGCGGCTTGCCAAACCAGGGGGGTTGGCAAGTGGTGAAGGGGACTTGCCAACCCGCGGTTGGCAAGTGGCTGGCCAGGGGGTTTAACCGCTGCATCCAGCGGACGGTGCCGTTGCTCGCGGCGGTGGTCAGCGCGATCCCGATGATCGCCCGGCTGACCTGTACGTCGGCCTTAGCCGGCGCGCCTCCGGACACGACGGGAGCGGCGATCACCTGGTGGCCCGCCAGGGACGAGGCCATCAGCTGGTCCCCGGCGTTGATCGCGCCCTCGGCGGTCCCCTCGTGCACAACCCGGTCCATGATCACGGTGACCCGGGAGCCTGCGGTCGCGTCGTGGGTGGCCACCCCGATGCACTTGAACGACCCGATGTTCGTGTCGCCGGCGGTCGTCTTCTGCACGGTGTTCGACCCGGCTACCTCGACCGGGTCACCGCCGATCAGAGTGCCGGCGGCGGTGAACGTCGCGGTCAGGCCCGGCAGGAACACCGGGGCGTAGTCAGCCACAGCGGGCCTCCTGGTTGGTAGGGTGAGCGGTCCGGCGGGGTTGGCTGGGGCGGGCCTGCGCGATGCCGAGCGGCCGGATCAGGGCACAGGTGCGAAACCTGACCCCGGGCACGCCCGACGACTGCCGCCGCCCCGCCGGGGCCTCTCACCCCCTGGTTGTCTTCCAGCGGACGGGGCCGGCGGCAGCTGAGGCGGCGCGGATCGCGACGCCCAGCTCCGACCCGGCCGCGGCGCCGGCCAGGAGCAGCCCGCCGGCGGTCGCGGCGACCAGCGACCCGGGCACCGGCCCGGACGTGTTGACCGCCGACGGGGTGGCGCCGCCCGTGGTGGGCGGCGCGGAGATGACCAGCGGCGAGCCGAGGGTCTGCGAGGCGCCCTGCCGGGAGTACAGCAGGTTGCCCGGCCCGGTGACGTAGGCGTACCAGCCGGTAGCCCCGGCGTTCGCCGGCGGCGACGGCACGGTGATCACCGACGTCGTGCCGGTGGTGGTGACCGTCCCGACCGCGGACCCGACCGACTCGCCGAGCGCGTTGACGTAGGCCACGATCACCGAGTAGACGCCCGCCAGGACAGTGCCGGTCGTCGTGATCTGGGTCGGGACCGGCGCAGGCGGCGAGGCCAGCGCCGGGGTCAGCGTCTCGTGGATGATCCCCGCCCCGGTGAACACCGTGACCGGAGCCCCGGACGCGGCGTCGTGACCGGCCACGCCGGCGAACGCCATCGTCGCACCCGAGGTGGGGATGACCGTGTCGGCGGCGGAGAACATCAGGAGCTGCCCCCCGGTGATCGCCGCCCCGGCGGTGTAGGTGACCGTGTCGGCGAGGTCAGCGCCGTTCACGGGTGCGTAGTCAGCCACGGGCTGACACCTCGATTCCGGATTCGCGAATCTCGAACCCTGGTCAGCCGACCAGGGACTTCCACCGGCAGACGCCGTGCGCGCCGACCGACGCCCGGACGGCGACGCCGATAGCGGGGGTGTACGAGGAGTTCGCCGCGCCCAGCTCCCCGGCGGTCGCCGACCCGGCGAACACCAGGGCGGCGGCGGCGGTCGCGGCCAGCGCCGGGGTCTCATGCACGACCCCGGCTCCCATCAGCACCGTGACCAGCGCCCCGGACGCCGCGTCGTGCGCGGCGACGCCGGCGTAGTTGGTGCAGTTCAGGTCGGCCGGGACCACGGTGTCGGCAGCGGAGAACTTCAGCACGTTCCCGCCGACGATCGCCGACCCCGCGATCAGGGTCATCGACTTGGGCCGGCCGTAGACCGGCGTGTAGTCAGCCATGAGTCACCGGGCCCTCATGCCGCCGGCGGCGCGGACGCCGGGCGCGGCGGACACGCCGCCCTGCAGGTCTTCCGGGTACAGCTCCCGGTAGGCCTGCTGGCCGTCGTAGTCGCCGCCCATCTCCGGGTCGAACCCCGACTTACCGAGCGGCCCGCCGACCGGCACGACCAGCCCGGCGGCCAGGTGCTCGACGTGCTTACGGGCACCCTCTGGGTCGACGTCCCACATCCGCTGGTAGTGCTCGAGGCGGGCCTGCGGGAACTTCCCGTCGCGGATCGCGGCGGCCAGGATGGTGTCGCGTTCGGCGATGTGCATGGTGTGGACGGCGGCGTCGCCGGCGGCGGCGCGTTCCCGCCACTCGTGCAGGATCGCCGAGTCGACCAGGTAGACGCCTTCCTTTGGCTCCAGGTCCGGCGCCCCTGCGGCGGCGGCCGGGGTCGAGGCGAACACCGACGCGATCGCGTCCGGGGTCAGCTCTTCGCCGTCCTTGATTCCCAGCTTCGCCCTCATCGCGGCGAGCTGCTCTGTCGTGAACTCCATATCCGGGGAGCTCCTCTCTGTGCTGGCGGCCGCCTCGGGCGAGGCTGATACCGGGTCGTGGACGTGGTTGTGGACCGCGTCGTTGTGGTGCGGGTGCATGTGGTCGTGGGTGGCGTCGCCGCCCTGGGTCCCGAAAGCGGAATGGGCGTGGGCGTGCTCGCCGTCGTGCGGGCCGTGATTACCGGCCGCCTCCGCCGTCTCCTCGCCGGTCTCATCGACGACCGGCCAGTTCCGGACGTCGTCGTCTGCCGCGGCGGCGGCCGCGGCGGCGGGTACCTCGCCGGACCCGTCGCATTCCGGGCAGGTCTCGCCGTCGACCTGGCCGGACCCGCCGCATTCCGGGCAGTCCACCGTCGCGGCGGCGGCGGTCAGCTCGGGGGGCTCCTGCCCCGCCGCGGTCAGGTGCGCGGCCAGGTGCGAGTACGCCTTCTTCTTGTCCGCGTCCGACACGCCGGCCAGGCCTCCGCGGGCCCCGTTGATCGCGCCGATCCCGGCGGAGCACCCGTCGGTGTTCGCCGCGCCGACCGTGCCGCCGGTGCAGTCGTGGTGCGGCAGCTTGGAGTCGGTCTTGGTGTCGCCGGGGAGCGCGAACATCGCCTTGAGTTGCGCGGCGGTCGGGTCGTCGCCCAGCGCCGCGACGGCCGCGGAGGAGTCCCACGTCGCGGTGACCATCCCGGCGCGGGACTGCGTGCGGGTCGCCCACGCCGCCGCGACCCGCCTGCCGGGGCCGCCCTTGGCCGCTTCGGCGGTCTGGTTCGGCGCGGTGATGTACTGCACCAGGACCACCTCGTCGGGCCCGAACTCGACCTCGCCGGGGTTCTTCGGGTCGATCAGCACCGGGACCCGCATCAGCGCCCCGGTCGAGTCATCGGACACGATCAGGACCAGCGGGTCCAGCTGGAGCTCGACGATCCACCGCGACCACGGGGCTTCCTCGTAGTACTCGCGGCGCACGTCGTCGATCGTGGTGACGGTGCCGCCTGCTTCAACCTGGGGGTTCATGG